CTTATTGTAAAAAGAAACATCAAATGCTGAGAAAATGTCAAAATGAGCTAAATGCAAAGCAAAAAAAATTAAATAAACTGCAAGCTGAAAGAGACGATTATAGAAAGCAAGTTGTTGCAGACTTTCAGAAAACATGATATTGCAAATTCTAGGTGCATTCTTAAAAAGGTTATCAGATATTCGAAAAAATACCTGATAACCTTTTTGTTTTTTATTCTGTCATGAACTCCACGAGTTCCGGATCTCCTGT